CATTTGACTGAGAATCTTACATTTTTCGTCTGTCCAAGCTACTGTGCCAGCTTTAGTAAAGTTCTCTGTTGGTATATCAGCCTTATGCAACGGAGCTTGAACGCCACGTGCGATATTTCGGTAGTCAATATGACCTTTAGACATTAACTGTGCAGTCATGAAGTTCATGGTTGCGTCCGCACTATCAAGTTGGGACTGTAATGTATGTACCCAAGCGGCTACCAAATCGGCATCGTTTCCAAACAACTCAAACTGTTGTTCTTTTGCTTCACGTTCCATAGCTGTTTCAACGAAACCGGGAGCGATAAAATCAGGGATGGATGCGGTGTACCAGTGCAGACCGTCCTTATCCATTTGATTACTGTCACCAAGAGGTGCACGCAAATCCATCAAAGGAGCGGCTTTCAAGTCACGTCCTTTCACAGAAAAAGTAGCGATGCCATTAGGAGCGGTAGGTGTGGGAGCACCAGCTTTTACACCTTGAGTCTTGTACCAACCATAATTAGTGTATAGCAGACCTTCTGTATTGACAAAGGATTGCAAGAAACGTTGATTGGTCTTGTCTGAAAAGAATCTTGCATATCTGCTGTTATTAAAATCAAATTTAGGCATAGTTTCGTCAATTTTAAATGTTAAACCAACCCTTAACCTTGCTCTTGTTCAAAGCTTTTAATGCAGCCGAAAGAGGTTGCATACGGTCTTCGTAGAGGAATACATCTCCTAATGCCAATGCAGGAGTGATAAGGTATCTTGCACCATCGAAATCATCTTCGGATGCAGCCGGGTCAAAAACAAAATCAAAGTCGCAGGGAAGGTATGAGTTAGGATTAGTGACCATAGCTTCTTTACCAGAACCTGCTTCTTTCGCTTCAACAAGAACAGATGAAGTTGTTAATGCTCCGAGGGTTGCGCTCAATGTAACTTTCCAAACATCGCCAGCCGTTCCGTCAGTCGTTTTTTCAACGGCTGTGACTGTTACTGCTGTTCCTTTCCCTACCAATGTGGTAGGAGCAACCATGAGAACGTCCCCTACAAACGGAATGAGGGAATACCCGTCTCTTTTCAAGTAAATAACCGTATCAGATGATTCTGATGTTTTTGCAACTGCATACGATTTTAGGATGCGTATTTCGCTTCCATTAGAACCATTACTGGGAATATATTCAGCGAGCGTTCCAGCAAAAGCTCTTGCATTACCTTTGAATGGGTTTTTAACAATTCCTCCACTGGTAGGAAATACAAGTGCGTCTTTCCCGCTCATCTGTAGCTTCACGAAGACATAGCGATGACCACCAATGCTTCCGCGAGCCTGAACCAATGCTCTACCGGGAAGATAGCCACTGTTCAATAGGATTTGCTGATAGAAATCTGACATTTTCTTTTTGGTTTAAATGATTATTATTTTTCTTCTCTGTGCGACTGCTTCCTTACGACAGCAACCACATCGGCAAAGTCATCGGTCTTTTCCTTACCGCCTCCCGTGCCGCCCGGAGTGATGTAAGGTGGAGTGTTAGCATTAAACTTATTGTAGCTCTTGACCAGTCTTTCTGTAAGAGCGTCAACGTCAGTTTCAGAATCAATGTGAATCAGTTCAAGCTGGTCGTTAATCCAGTCTTCATTTTTCACGTCTTTCCCTTTCAACGCTGATTTTAGCTGGCTGCGTTTTTCGGAGACTGCTTTAGCCTTGTTGTTCTCTTCCTCACGTTTGAGCAAGGAATTAATCTGTTCCTGCATCTTCTGCAATTCAGACTTGTTTCCACCATCGCCATAGCCATCTCCGTTACCGTCTCCGTCATTCTTTTGGGGATGATTCTTTTCCCACTCCTTTACAAACTTTGAATTGTCGTTGCGTACATTGTTGTCGATACGTTCCAAGCGTTTAATCTTTTTGCCTACGGCATCTGCCAACTCCAATTCTTCGTTGTTACCACTCTCTTCCAAATCGGCGTAGATGTCTTCTACTTCCTCATTGAAACTTCTCTCACTCATAGCCAAGTTTTTCTTGCCGTTGTTGGTGAGTTTTGCTTTCAGTGCTTCTGAAAACTGTTCTTTCGTAAACTTCATACACTATATGTTTTATAATGATTATATGCGAAAGTAATGCTTTAACAAAAATGTATAACTATAAAAAAATCACTGTATTTATCACTATGATAAATAGACATTAATTTAAGTATATATTACCTTGTTATTAAGAGCTATTTTTGCTTTTGATGAAAGAGCAAGAAGTACATAGAGAAGTCGTAATCAAGCCGCAAGAAGGATTCCAAATGCAGTTTGCATCATCGTGCGTGGATGTGGTGTTCGGCGGAGGCAACCTCGGTGGAGGCAAGATGACGCTATTAACAGACTGTGTTATAACTCCTTATGGATTGAGAAAAGTAGGTGATTTAAAAGTTGGAGATGTTATTTCAGACCCAACTACGGGAGGTTCTCAATCTATTGCTCAACTACATCCGATAGAAGAACATGAGTTTTATAGATTGACTTTTGACGATGGAACTTATGTGGATTGCTCAGAGGGGCATCTTTGGAAAGTAAAAAAGAGCGGTGGTGAATGGAAGTTAAAAGAAGCTATTTCTATATTTAATGACTACCAAGATAATGCAAACAGAAAGCGGAAGTTAATATATGGGATACCTATTACAGAAGCCATATCGTTTTCTGAATCAATGTCGCAAGATTTTGATAGGCCACTGCATCCTTATTTTGTCGGCAATATGATTGGGAATGGATGTATGTCTAATTTTTACATCAATGAGTTACATAAGGTATCTCTTACTACTCCATTTGACGAAATAGCAATCAGGCTTTCTAAATTAGGATTTGATATGTCGCATTTTGAAGAAAGAAGCGGATGCAAAACATATCATATATACAATAAAGTAGTACGTGATTCAATATCACATATAGGTCTTTCAGGAAAAACATCAATAGATAAGTTCATACCTGATTCATATAAATACGCTCCAGTTGAGGAACGTAAAGAACTAATGAGAGGTCTTATTGATTCTGATGGAAGCGTTGATGAACGTGGCAGAATTTCATACTACACAATTAGCGAAAAGCTTGCTAATGATGTAGCTTTTGTTGCAAGGTCGCTTGGGTATTGGGTATCTAAACACGTGCAAACAAACAGAAGATATAAAACATCTGATGGGGAAACCCATATTGGGAAAGATTTATATAGACTTAGAATATCATGTAAAAATCCCAAGGAAATAGTAACCGTAAAAAATAAGGCTTCAAGACTACATGACAGGGTTAGAGAAATGACTAAATCTATCAAATCAATCGAGCCAATAGGACGAAAAATTGGTAGATGTATAACCGTAAGTAACCAACATGGACTGTATGCGACTAAAGATTTCATTGTGACTCACAATTCCTTTGCTCTTGTCCTTGCTCTTGCAGAACCGTTAATGGCAGATGGGGATTTCCGTGCGGTTATTACACGTAGGTCTTTGCAGTCGCAAAAGACGGGAGGTTCATTCGTAGATACATTCAAGGCTATATTCGGTGACTATTGTTCTGTAAAGACTGCCGATAGCCCTCGCATATCATTCCCAAGTGGTGCGTATTGCGACTTGACCTATATAGATGATACTAATCTTGACAAAATGCGTGAGCAATGGAAAGGTAAACAGATTGATGCTATATGTATTGACGAAATTACCGAAATGTCTTGGGAAGCGTTCAGCTATGTCCAGACCCGTAATCGTGGACGGTCAAAGACATTTACGGGAAAGTTCTTCGCTACACTTAATCCGAAACGAAGCCATTGGACGAGAAAATTCTTGGATTGGTATATTGGCGTTGATGGTTTTATTATGCCAGATAGAAACGGGAAAGTAAGATATTTCTATGTAAACGGCTCTACCGTTGATGATGTGGTTTGGGGTGATTCCAAAGAAGAAGTTTATGCTAAGTGTAAGATAGATATTGATAGGAAACTTGCCCGTATTGGAGGTGATTTTGACTATACGAATATGATTAAGTCATTCGTATTCTATCAAGGTAAGCTATCCGAAAATAGGGCTATGCTTGAAAATAATCCTAATTACATAGGCTCTGTTGCAGCTTCGGGCGGTAAAATGGCACAAGCTATCATTGAGGGCAACTTCAATGTTGACCCTGAAGAAGACGAAAAGATACCTATCCCTTCCACTTCCGCACAAGGCGTGTTCAACAACAACCCTGCCGTAAACGGTGACAAATGGATTACCGTGGATTTGGCGGATTACGGTACGGATAATCTCGTGGCTCTAGCATGGGATGGATTTCACGCATACGACATTCTCATTCTTAGCAAGTCCACTCCGAGAGAAAACGCTATGGCAGTGAAGACATTTGCATTTGAGCATGGAACAGCCGAAAGCCATATCATTTTTGACGCGACTGCCGGAAGGTACTTCAATGATTACATTCCCGATGCAGTACCTTATATTTCGCTAAATAAACCTTTCGGGCTTTACCAACTTACCGCAATGACAGTCAAGGATATGTGCTATATCAGATTATGCAAGATGATAGAGGAAGGCAACTTGACATTTGACGATAAACTTGCCGTTCAGACTTACACCCATCAAAACTTGAAATACAAAGTGACGGTTGAGAACGAGTTTATGGAAGAATGTTCCGTTGTGCGATTTGACGATATGCAGAGTGGGAAGAAGCGGCTTTGGAACAAGAAGAAAATGAATCAGATGTTAGGGAAAGGCAGGTCGATGGACTTGTTAGACCCATGCGCTATGAGAATGCTTCCGTGTGCTAACATTGAATACGGGAATGAAATTCAAGCAGGGTATTACAATCACGAGGAAGAAACCAAACAAGCGAGCCATACACAGACAGAAGGAAGTATTTACGATGAACATTTATGGTATTAGGATATGATAAGCTATAACGACATAAAGGATATTATCAATTCCCTTAAAACAGAAGGAATTGAAGCAAGATTAAGAGACGTTGCCTATTTGGTGATGTGCGATTCTTTTGTGGATAAGGACCTTGCTGCCAAGGTTGCTTACCAAGAAGATGAAAAGCCTTCAAACAAGGTGTTATCCACGCTTGCCGAGAAACTGAAACCTTTCGGCATCGGTGCTATCACTACCATATCTAAAGATGAGAACCGAGAAGCGTTGCTGAAAGAAATATCGGAGATGAAACAGATTGCTGACGACGCGAAAGCAAGTGGAGATTCAGACACTTTTATCAAAGCAAGTAAGGTCGTATTGGATGCACGTGTAAAGCTAAACGACAAGTTCAACATTGAGGAAGAAGAAGGACAACGAAGAATTATAGATCGGAAGAGCGTCGTGTAGGGAAAGAG